TTACACGCGTAACTTTATTTTTGCCATCAGTTCACGCTGCTTCACATTCCACACAGAGCCTTGTGGCATTTCGACACGAACATCGAGATGGGTTGATTCCGGCAGGTCACACGACTCACCGTCCTGGTAGAAGATGCGCTCACCTTCCGGGGTGACTTCTTTCAGCCGCCAGTTCTGGAAACGTTCCGGCAAATGCGCATGCTGACGGTGACAGGTTTCAATAATCAGGCTGCCGTCACTCTGCACCCTGTCATCTATATAAACCAACTCAAGGCCGTTATTGTCTTTCGGTACTGAGATACCACCGTTTACACCCCATGCGCCATCTGAGTTATAACCGAGTATACCGGTGATGTGATACTGGCCGGTGCCGGTACGGAAAACTTCTGCCCCTTCAGATTCATCATTGGTCTCGTAATGGCCATCAGGGTAAATCTGAACGATTGGCGACGATTTTTTATAATATCCGCTACCGTCTACGATATACATATTAGATGTCAGGGCAACGACATCCTCTATCGCCCCGCCATTGTTACGTCTGATAGCGAGATAACTCCCTCCGCCATAGTTCGGAATAATCAGATGATGTGAAATATTATTGGAATACCGTGTAACCAGTGCGGTACCAAATCCCACAACAGTCCGGGGAATATTTGAGGAGGAATTTCCGTACCAGTACTGACCGGTTGGCGTAACGAAACTATTAAAATCTGTAATTCCTTTACCACCCGCCTCAGAACCGATACCAAAACCTGTACTGTATTTCACATATGTCTGAGTGGCCAGCGCACCTGAGTCATACGGTATGGTGATAACGTGCTGGTTTTCTCCTGATGCATTTCTGTATGCAAACGTCAGCATCGATACACTACCGGCATGAGGATTGGTTTCTATCAGTACATATCGGCCATCACCTTTTACCAGATTAATACCGGTGTAATCCCCCGGACTTTTTACTTCTAATTCCCGGAAATAGGCTTTTGCATTCCCGTCCACCTTCCAGTTCTGATGAGGACCAAGGTTTCCGCCGATATCCCCGTTATCATTAACATAAATCCCTCTCGTTTTGGCCGGTGACTGAATCTGTGTCAGCTCCCCGCTTGTCAGGAGCATATTGTTAACCCATTCCCTTGAAGCCAGCCCTTTTACATCCTCCAGTGTCACCTTCTGGCCGTTCGGCAGTTCAATTTCCACCTGGCCGGTGTCTGTCATCCACTGCTGCATTGCCTGGAGAAAGTAAACGATATAGCCCTGATTGGCTGACATAGTGCGGGCCGCATCTGAAATTGTGTCCGGTACCGTGGTGGCGATTGAATATTTCGCGCCGCTGAGCGTTACCGGGGCATTGAATGACAACACCAGTTCGGTATCACTGTTTACCGCACGGATCATCATACTGACAGGTGCTGTACCGTTCTCGATGCTGATAAGCTGGCCGGGGGCCACACCGTGAATGTTCTTTTTCCACTGCGTACCGGTGCCGGTCACAATCGGTGAACCGGCTTTAATGGCTATAGTGCCGTCTGTGTAAATCATGGAGTTTCCTTAAATTTCAGACGAAAAAAAACCGCCGGAGCGGTTGCTGAGGAAATTACTTATTTTGATTTTAGTTTTTGCTGGTCGAAATAAGCGACAGGTAACGCCGATAATCAGTCCTCTGTACCCTTGCCTTTGACACATGTAATTTTGTCAAATGCATCCATGCGGAGCCACCCATGCAACCCCAGAACAGGATCACCTGTGCTGAAAAACCGTTTACTGTCCGGTGCATATTTTGTCAGCTTAGCTGAGTAATGTCGGTTATCCAGCCCCTCAAACATATGCCCGGTGCAATCCACGGGTTTTGTGTATACGTTATGACTGCAGGCTGTCAGCGTGATTATTGCAGCTAATGTGATTAATTTTAATATATTCATCCTTATATCCCTGTTGTATCTATTATCATTATATATAGCGGTATATCACATGATTCAAAAGATTGTGACGCGTGAGGTCTGGAATAAGTATCAACCAACAAACGCACCTCCAGTTTAGAGCCGTTCATTCGCCAGAAATAAGACTCGAATTCCATAAATTCTTCATAATCTGTTCTTTTCTGAGCGCCGCCACCAAATACAACTGCACAGTTATTACCATTATTAGGCATTGTCATAGACCACATTGTATCAGGCCATAGTTTTAGCCGCTGAACATGTAGTATATTTGCAACACCCCAGTTAGTATTATATACCACCTGATTGGTTACCGGGTTTATCACAACTATTCCCATTTTTTGATTACGCACCTTAACAGGGGCGTTACCAAACTCCCAGATTTCTATATTTCCGCCGGAGCCCTCGCGAAAAGGCATAGAGACAAAAGCATTATTATTCGTATTGTCAAACGCCTGACCACCTATTCTGACCCAGAATGATGATCTGGCTGCAATCATTTGTGTGTTTGGGTGGACTTTAGTCGGGAAATAAACCTCTTTAATGGTTCCCTGTCCTGCATCCTGCACTTTCGGACAATGAAACGACTGTTTTCTGATTAGCCCTAACGCTATATTAGTGCCGTCAATTTGCATCCGGCCGGTGTCACCAAAACATATAAAACCGTGTGTCATGATTTAACACCATATAATATGCGCATATAAGTTTCCCTGGCTCTCTGCTCATCGTTTCGCTTTAAATTACCTTCAAAAACAATTACACCATTTTCAACCCGGCAGTCGCACCAGCCGTTATGATTGAACCAAAAGCTCGGATTAACCCAGACAAAAATCTCCCCCATCGGTAACAGATTCCGGTGATCCCAGCTGTATTTAAACTGACCGACCGGTGCGGGATTAACATCATTCCACCCGACGAATCTGCCGAGTCTTTTGCTGGAATCTAATATTTTATTACCATGTTCATCATATACAATAATTCCATGAGCCATATTAATACCCCGATATATCACCAACAATAACAGTCAGACGTTTGTTGTCATACACCTTAATACCATCTGCTGTAATAGAGGTTCCATTTGTTGTCGTCCCGCCAAAGAACTCGAATTTATTAGCCTTTGCATCCAGAATAAAACCCTGCTGACCCGGTACGTAGTTCTCCGACTGCATTTTGTCAGTAACAACCACGCTGTTGAGCCAGGCTTTGTTAATAAAGGCTTCGTTCATGAAAATCTGTCCGTCCTTCATATACATGAACAGATCCATTTTCCCGTTCACCGGGTTATAAAACGCAAACTGCTGAGCGTTAAAGCCCATGATGGTATCGACCTTACCGCCTTTCAGCTCTGCACCAATCACCATACCGGCATCATAATTCACGCCGTCATACACAATACTGACCAGCGACTTCCAGATTGCCGAAGCCGTGCCTTTCTCCATGTCATACTCGGCTTTGATGGAGTTCTGCGCACGGGCAAGGCTTTTATCTGCAGTGGCCTGTACTGCATCAAGGTGCTCAGCAAGCGCTTTGGTTTCCGTCACCACATAGTTATCAACGCGGATAATTTCAGCCTTCATCACACCATTTTCACGCTGCAGGTGCATCCACTGGCCATAGGTGTTGTTGGCGTTGTTGATAATGGCCTCGAATGAGTCCATGTCGTTATTGCTGAGTTCCTGAATAATTTTTGAGTCTTCCAGGATCGCTTCAACATCATCCAGAATAGCCTCTGTATCAAACTCGGCCACGCCGCGCACAAACTCAGTCCAGGGTGACTGATTGCCGGTTTTATCCACCAGCCGGGCACGGAAATAAAACGCGGTACCGGCGGCCAGACCGGCAAGCTCATGAGAGCGGGACGGGTACGGCACATCGGCCAGCAGTAACAGATTCTGCCCGTCATTGGTTTTGCTGTACTGAATTTCAGTTTTCAGGGTATCTTCCGTGAATTTCCCGAACTCCCAGTTCAGTTTGATCCCGAATACCAGCGTGGACGCCCGGAAGTTCAGCGGCATCGGCGGATCACCCACCTTGCCGGTCAGCCGGGTTTCCTCTGAATATCCCCAGCCGCTGGAGATTTCTGCCGCGTTAATCGCCCTGACCCGCACCAGATAACGGCCTGAATAGACCCCGTGCACGTCAAACGAGGTGGTTGCATTGCGCGGCACATTGATCCAGTTGCCGTCATCACGCCGCCACTGCGCCTCGTAGGCAATGGCATTCTCTGCCGGTGACCAGGTAACCTGCATGGTTTCAATGCTGATCCCCTGGTTAACGACAGAATAGGAGCTGATGGTAATATCTTTCGGCGGGAACTGGTTGCCGGGCGGAATAACACTGATTGGCCGTTCATCGAGTACCGCGCCGGTGTCTATCCGGTCGTATTTGTCCGGATCATGCATGGCCGCCGATATCGTGAACGTGCCGTCATCATTCTCAGTCACGCTCACCACACGATACTGCTGGGCGTACAGCTCATCTGATTCCGTTACCCAGACACATTCCGGTTCCGGCGTTTCACTGTATTCCGTGGTAACGGTTATAACGTTATCCGTGACCATCTGGATGGTGCGGGCCTGTGATTTACCGGACGGAAGATTCAGCATCAGCCTGTCACCCGGCGCGGCATCCGGTTTGCGGTCGAGGGTGATACTCCGGCCATTCACAGCCCTGACGCGGCCGCCGGTGACTTTCCCGGACAGGTTTTCATCCGCCACCGCAATGATGTAGCCCGGCTGCGGGATATTACCGTCTAGTCCCACACCGAATGTCACCACGCGGTCTTTGTTATTGGTGAGGATGCCCCAGCGGCCTTTGCGGTTGGCCTCTGACTGGCGGGTACAGCCGATAGCGGTCATTTCCAGCTGATTGAAACCGAACCGGTAAACCAGCTCATTTTCAAACACCGGCTCCATGGCATCGGCATAGCCGTTCAGCGGATCTGAGTACGACACCAGAGCGGAGGAATAGCGGGCCTTACTGCTGCTGCCGGAATAGGTGAATTTACCGTCCAGCACGTTGGCTTTCGTGTAGCTGTAATCAATGTCGCGCGGCATATCCGCCAGGGTGATAATTTGGTTTCCGCCCCAGTAGGTCATTCCCCGGAAGATGGCCGCAAAATCCCGCAGCACGGTATAGGCTTCATTGCGATCCTGCACATACACATCACAGATATAGCGCGGCTCAGTGCCGCTACCACCTTTGCCGTCCGGTACCGGCTGGTCACAATACTGCGCAACACGGTACAGTTCCCATTTATCGATATTCTGCATTTTGATGCGGTCGCCGAGGCCAAAGCGATCGGAAATCACGATATCGTAAAAGACCCAGGCCGGGTTATTGGTCCATGCCCATTTAAACGAACCGTCCCAGGTACCGGAATACGTCCGGTACTCCGGGTCATAGTTTGACGGTACACGGATGATCCGCATCTTCGGCTCGCAGGTGACCTGCGGGATGGAGCCGTTAAACTGTTTTGAGTCAAACTCAATATACAGCAGCGCGGTGTGCGGATAGGTCAGTTTGGCATCAATCACCTCGGTGTAACTCTGCAGCACCATGGTGTCACCAATTTTTGCGCTGTTGGCATCTGCCGTGATTTTACGCACACGCAGTGTCCAGGATGTGGCCGACTGCGGCAGATCAATGCGGTGGGTACGCTCATAACCGGAAGTTGTTTTGCCCTTTACACGTCCGTCCACAACGGTTTTCCAGCTGCCGCCGTCAGTCTGTAAATCAATGGCGTATGCTACCTCGTTACCGACCATATCCCCGTTATCCTCCTGGCGAAACAGGGACGGCCATTTAAGGCGGACGCGGACAGCGGATAATTGCGGATTGGTGAATGCGTGTGCCCACGGTGTACTGCTTTGTACCGTGGTACCAACGGTGATTTCATTCTCCGCCGCCGGCATCCCCTGTATATAGGTTTGAGCCTGAGTGCCGGAACGGTATTCCCACACCACGCCGGGGAAATTTTCCGACCCGTCAGCATTCAGCAGCGGCGTACCGTCGAGAAAAATAGTCTTCCCGGTCAGCTCACCGGCAAATTCCCCTTCACCGAGGGCAATCAGCAATTTGGCTTTTGCAACGGACTGTAAGTCGTCCGGTTGTTCGACGGGCGTGCGCGGGCTGCCGCCGCCACCTTTGCGGCCTGTGATTTGTGTCATTGTGGAATTCCTGCTGAAAAACTGAAGGGAAAGTTACTGCTGATCTTCGACGTAAATTCCGGCTGAGATAACCGCCCCGCCGATGCGGCGCTTACCGTAGCCGATCGGTACCGGGTAGCCCTGAGAAACAGTGTTCGTTGGGGCACCGAACGCATAGGACGGTTTGTTTTCGCCCTGGTCTTTCATGGCAAGACCACCCGGCTGCGGGGACAACATCTGGATAATACCGCCCAGCATCATGGATACACCTGTCATGGCCAGCCCGGTATGCATCGCTCCCCATGCCGCCACTGACGCACCGCCTGTCCAGAACGCAGCAGCCACCATCACCGCGCCGAAAATAACCTGCAGCAATCCCCCGCGTTTGCTGCCGATCACGACAGGTACAATCCGGATAACATCATCCGTCACCGGAAAACCGAGGTCGTCCACACCGATATTCTTTTTCCCGCGAAATACCGCATAAGTTAACCCGCGGGATTTACTGGTATTCAGATAGCGTTCAAACCCGGGAATTGTGCAACATAAAGCACGGACCGCTTCGGAGGTTGTGCTGACCAGGCGCTGATGTATTTTGCCGAAGGTTTTACCCAGCACACCGCCGAGTACAATTTTCACCATGATTTCCTGTGACATATTTCACCCGTAAAAAAAGCCGCTGAAGCGGCTTAAAATATGTAATTACTGCATTGATTTACTAAATCACATGCCAAAATAAGGCTTATTTATATCGATATGATCTAATTCCTGCAAAAATTCTGAAATATTATTTTGAACTGACCGATTTATCGATTCTCTTGCACGAACTATTCCGGCAAATGCATAACTAAATGGAACGACACCTTCTGCTGTTATTTCTTTGCTGTATACAACTTTACCGTTAGTTCTGTCAGTTAATTGATATCTTGCTATTGATACAGTTTTCATTTCTGCGCCAAACGATGGACTGTTAATAGCCAGAACTTTCACAGACAGACTCAATTTTCTGGTTGAGTCATCTTTAAAAATTACGTTTCTTGCTAAAGCGTCATCAAGCGCACTTTTCCAAAGCATAGGTACTGCTTCCATCCCTGCCTCTATATCTCCTTTTTTTTCTTCTGGTGACGCCAAAGAGACAGATACCGATTTAAGTTCACCATCAATTTTATTCTTTGACGGCTCAACATCCTGAATAGCAAAGTTAAGCGGAGGTAAAGACTGACATCCTGAAAGAACAAATACAGCAGCAAGTAATACTAAAATTTTCTTCATTAAAATAATCACTTTTAATTGTAAATAGAACACATATGTTAATTAGTTTTCCTTACATATCAAAGTGAATTGAATCACAGTTTATGGTTTCCGCAGGATCATCACTGTGCGGTCGCGCCAATAACCGCCATACGGCACCCGCTGGCTCAGGTGTCCGTACAAATGATGAAGCAGCATATTATCATCCAGCAGAATACCGGCATGATTGGCGACCGGTGCCTGCACCTGCATCACGATGACATCACCGGGCTGCGGATCATCGACCTGAATAAACCCCGCTTCCCGCCAGTTATCGGCGTACCGGTTCTCACCCTGCTCCCACCAGGGATAATCCACCCGGTAATCCGGCAGTTCAATGCCGTGTTCCTGCCGGAACCAGCTCATCACCAGCCCCCAGCAGTCCGTAAACCCGAGCACAAACGGCCGACCAAGTAATGGCAGCTCGCCGCGCGGCTGAACAGTCCGCAGATCCCCCTCTGGCCAGCTGACGATATACCACGGCACACCGAGAGCATCGCACTGTGCTTTGTCCAGTTCTGACGGCTGGGTAGTGGCATCCGGATGACTGTGAACAATACCGATCACCGTTCCCCAATCATCCGCAGCGGCGTAATCTTCCGGCGATAAGACAAAATGTTCCTCCGGAGAAACCGCGATATTGCGACAGGGGAAATATTTCACCACACGGGATTTTTGCGCGATCACCCCGCAGCACTCACGGGGATATTCACGTTCTGCATGTGAAAAAATGGCCGCCTGAATGTTTTTACGCATCCCTATTTCCTCAGTAATGAGGTTCCCGGAAAGCCGCCAAACGGGATCGGATTGTTTTTACCGAAGCGGGGAAAGCAGCCTGTGTTCAGCATGCCGCTGCACTGATCCTGTGCCGGATCATCCACACGGTTGCCGTGCTTATCGAAATACCCGTTCTGCCCGGCATAATCACAGCCGTCACCGGATTTGTATTTGCCGCGTATGCACCAGGTACACATTGCATGCAGTTGCCGCGTCGGGATCAGCACCCCCTGCAAATCCATCGGGCTGGCTAAATCAAACTCGATAACCTCTTTGGTTTCCGAGGATTTGCTGTCGATATAAAAGACCGAGACTTTTTCCTGGGTAGGATCTGCCGCCGGGTTGCCATCCGGAAAATTCGCCGCATCCAGATAGTGTGCCAGGGTGTCGTGTATCGTGACTTTCGCTTTCAGCATGTCATCGTATGCCAGACACAGCGCGGTGATTGAACCGTCGAGGTTTGCCACCGATAACTTCGGCTGTGCGCCGGATCCGGTGGTTGATGCCTCTATCCCTTCAATCTGCGCAGGCCAGGCCCGATACTCCTCTCCCTGCCACCAGATGGATTTCGCCGGTAATTTTTCCGGATCACCACCGGCGGCAGTAATTTCTGCCGCTGTATGTGGGATGTTGTATGCATGGAACCGCAAAATATCCGGCGCACCGAATGCGGTACCGTCAACCTCAAAAAGCCGGACGGCATTACCCGGTTCCAGCTTCTGGTAGTCATTTGTGATCATGGTTTAAATGCCTGGGTAAAAGTGAGAGAAAGTGAATAGTTGTCACCGCCGAGCGGGGTGAGCTTATGTTCGTCGCACCGGTACAAACCGACCGGCTCAAGCGGGGGTTTCCACTGAAAAGCCTTTATACCGCCGTGACGGTCGATAAACTGACGGATAGCCGCGATATACTCCCCGCGACCGATAAATTCCAGTGACCACTTCTGGCTGCGGGGATTAAGACCGTCACCGGACACCTGCTCATAACCATCACCGAACTTAGCCCTGCGGGTTTTATAGGTGATGTCTTCCGTGGGATTAACACGGGGACACCAGGTGAAAATTTCAATCATTGACGGGCCCCTTTCGTAACCGACCAGATGGCACCGCCGGGCCGCAGATCTGTATTAATCAGCGCCCGGTAACGCTGGTCTACATACTGCCCAATCTCCCGGCCAAACTGTTCATAACCAGCTGACGACTGCGTCTGGCTGCTGCCGTTACTGTCAATGGTAATAAACACCTGTGGTGCTGCAGAACCGGTATTCTGATTTCTGCCGATCGCCCGGACACCGAGAGAGCCATCCGCCGCCCGTGTTAACGGCATAATCGCTTCCGGTCCGGCCTCACCCATCAGCCCGGCACCTTTGGCAAACGCAAAATAAGTCGGGGTGCTGACTATCTGATTACTGTACGCACTCAGGCCAGGGGAGTCATAAACTCCGCCTTTGGCATTTGCCGCGGCACCTCCCAGAAAGTTACCGACAGCACCAATCCAGCCACCGGCATCTGACATGGATTTCAGGCTGTTCACGATGGCAGCGTTGACCAGTATTTTCTGGATGGATTTAAGGACATCTATTGACCAGTCGCGCCAGCTGGCTTTATTTCCGTTCAGCATGTCAGTGATGTTATTCACCATACCGCCCATGGCGCTCTGCACTGCTGATGCGGTTTGCTCCGCATAATCTCCGGCCTCAGCAACCCAGTCTTCCATCCCCCGGGTAACCCCGCTGGTCCAGTCAGACTGAACCTTCTTTATTTTCTGATATTTCAGGTTGAGCGCATCAATCTCCCGGTTATAAGCTTCGGTCGCACTTTTTCCCTGATCAGATTTGGCATAAACACGATCAATCTGCTGACGCTCATCGTAAAGACTGCGCCGGTTTCCGCCCATTCCCCGGGTTTTATCAATTTGCTCCGCTTCGTCACTGAATATCCGGGCACCGTCACGCATCGCTTTCAGCGCATCATCCATTTCACGCTGCTTTCTGACCGCCTCGTCGGCCTTTTGTGTCCACTCCGCCAGGGCAACAGAGGATGCGCGGATCGCTTTTCGCTGCTCATCCGTCCATTTGGTACCGGCCTCATGCGCAGCCGCATACAGCTCTGCGGCCTTCTCTCCCTGCGTGGCCCTGACTTTCTGAACCTCCGTAGCCACACTCAGATCCGCCATTTTACGGGCATACTGCTCCGCCTGACGTTCCGCTTCTTTCTGCTCTTTATTGAAAGCACTCTGGGCGCTTTTACCCGCTTTCAGTTCCTTACTCAGCTTTTCCTGATTCCGGTAGGCTGCCACCTGATTATCAATGTATTTCTGCCGGTTATCGGCAAATTCGGGTTTATTCAGCAGACCGATATCATCTGCGGCAAACTCAGCCTGCCGGATAACACGGGCTTCCCCGGTCAGTGCGGACAGTTCTTTGTCCCGCTCTGATTTCTGAATGAAATCCTGCTGTTTTTCGCTGAGAGGCGCTGCCGGGATACGCATCGGGCTGTTAACCAGAGCCAGGCGGTTGGTCAGGATCTGATTTCCGGCAGACATTATCCGGTTAAATTCGCTATGCTCCGCATTCACCATCAGTAATGAATGACGCATATTATTCTGGGCAGCAGACTGCTGACGAATAAGAAAATCACGCTGACTTTCGACCGCCTTCAGTGCTGACTGAATCTCTTCCGATTTTTTGCTCAGCTCATTAAGTCTGCTCTGTTCAACCGAAAGCTCATCCTGCGCAGCCGCCAGGGATTTAACCGCATCTTCCTGACTGATCAGATGGTTAATCAGATAGCCGTTGATGCTGGGGCCGGGTGAGGCCAGCATCTGCTGATATCCTGCTATCGCTGATTTTAATCCCTCAACTTTCTGACGCTGCTCATCAACCAGTTTATTTTGCACCGCCAGCGATTCTTTGGTTTTACCGGAGTTATCAGCGGTTTCCGGCAGCGTCATTTTATTAAGATTGGCACGAACCTGGTCAATGGTGGCGGCGTATTCAAGTGCGGACTGTCTTGCCTGCTCCTGCTTCTGGTACATCGTGTACCAGGCACCGGCACCCAGCATCACCAGCCCCGGAATACCACCGACCAGCCCCAGCGCACCACCAAGAAGACGTGAACCGACAGATGTGACGTTATTCAGGTTGTTTTGTGCGATATTGCGGGCGTTAATATTGCGTGCAACGGATGCCTGTACAGCGGCAAGCCGCTTTTCTGCGCCTGCCTGCGCATCGGTTCCGCGTGCAGCTGCCAGTGATTTTTGTGCCCGGTACTCTGCCGCACGCGCTCTGGCAACCGCAATTTGTGTTCCGCGCAGCTGAGCCTGTGCAAGAGCGACCTCGCCTTTTGCGGCACTGGCCACCCCGATGGTTGCTTTGGTCACACTGGCGGTCAGCCCGCCGAAATACCGCGCAAGGCCAACCCCGACCAGCGCACCGGCAACGGTGGCAATAGTGTCTATATTTCCCGCAATACCATTCAGTGCGCCGGTCAGCGTGCTGGTTGCGCCCGATGCCTCATTAGCCCCGCCAACCCATGCCATGAAGGCGTTTTCAATTTTCTGGGATGCGCCGCTGACAGTCTGCGGTAATTGCTCAAATTCTTTTCTGAGCTGTTCAGTGCTGGTCAGAATTGGCACTATCTTGTCAATGGTGAGCTTACCGCTCTGTGACATTTCACGCAGACCGCCGATGGTCGTTCCCATCCCGTCCGCCAGCAGTTTTGCCAGTCGTCCGCCGTTCTCCATCACCGCGTTAAATTCTTCACCGCGCAGGACACCGGATCCGAGAGCCTGACTCAGCTGTGTTATAACAGAGCTGGCTTCTTCAGTGCTTGCACCGGACAGCTTCAGTGAAGTCGCGATGGTTTCCGTGACTTTTGCCACATCCCCCGAGGCATAACCCGCATCACGCATCGACTGCGCAATACGCGCGTACAGGTTGGTATTTGCCGCCAGTGATGTGCCGGTACGCTGACTTAACGACATCAGCTCCTGCTGCGCCCGGCTGAAATCCTCCGCAGACACAGAGGCCAGTTTCAGGCGACCGCTTAACTGGCTCCAGGTATCGGCATAACTGATAAGCTGCTGCGTGGCAAAAGCACCGGCCATAGCCCCCATTACGCCGGTTACTGTCGATTTTATTGATGACAGTTCATTGTTCAGCTCACTGATTGCCCGTTTCGTTTCGCGTGATGCCGATGCTGCTTTACGGCCGCCCTGCTCCAGCGTCCGGTAATAGTTCTCCCCCATCCGTGAAGCACGCGCTATTTCAGACTGAAACGAGGAGGAATTTGCCGATATTTTAATAATAAGCTCACGAAGCTTTGCCATTACGTCCTCTGCTATGTCAGTACAATCAGGTTTCAGATACCGATTTCAGAAAACCCTCCAGCCCGTCATCTGCCTCACCGTTACCCGTTTTTCCCCATTGCAGCATCGCATCATTCAGGCTGAGTTTGCCGCCCTGTGCGCCGTACAGCGATGAGACAATATGGGCCGTCTGTATGTCACTGCGGATGTCCCCGATCGGACTGAGGCGGTCAAAAGCCATCCACATGGTCAGCTCACCGGCGCTCATCGTTCTGGTCAGTTCATCCACTGTACGCCCCATCCGGAGCGCCAGTGTCATCAGAAAAAACATCCCGGGCTGTGCTACTTTTTTTCCGCTTCATCCGGCGTGGTCATCAGGTCAAGCGCCTGTTTCAGTAAACGGGCATGAACCGGCCCGTAAACAGCCATCACTTCTTCAGTGTCGTCATCACTGAACACCCGCTCTTTATCTTCATCCAGCAGCACATCAGAAAACATCACCACATCTGCACGCAGATTGCGCTGCGCCTGTTCTGCCTCTGACAATTTTTCATCACCGTCTGCGCCGGTATTCATCAGCTCACGCCATCTGAGCCAGGCTGCCGAAGACGGTTCCCGCAGAATAACGGTGACTCCGCTCCATTCAGGTACCTTCACCATCTTTGAACGGAAGGCGTTTTTTGGACTGAGTGCCAGTTCTTTTAATGACAGTTTCGGATTCGCCACGGCTTATTCCCTCTTTCCCGGCTCAGTTACCGCCCCGTTTTTCAGCGGAACAGGCTTACCTTTCATGCGCAGCGTGAAAGACGCGGTGACCAGCCCGCTGGTTGCCGCACTCCAGCTGTTCTGACGGACTTCTGCCAGGAAGGCATAACCATTACCTGACGGAAATTCCACTCTGAACGCATGGACCGTGTCATTGTCATAGGCAGTACGCAGAACTTCCTGCCCTTCATCCGGTGACCAGTTACCGGAGATCGTGATTTCCCCCGGAGAGGCCAGCCCGTTGGTCATTTCCTGCTCCGTTGAGCACAGGGTTGTGACATCAATATCCGACTTCTGACCACCGGTATAACTGATCTCTTTGGCCGCACAGGCCAGCGGCAGAAATTCTGCGGATGCGGGGTTCACTTCTGTTGCAGGCAGCTTTGAAATACTGATTTTCGTGCCCTGCGTTTTTTCATATTTGCTCGGCATGATTATTTTCCTGTAAGCATAAAAAAAGCTGCCGCAGCAGCTTGTTGTTCAAGATTAAGTTATTGCCAGACCTGACACTCCAGCGTGGCCCGGAAAAGCGAGGTATCCGCTTCATAGCCCTGCTTTTCTGTGAACTCCGCCGGTGAAAGCGGAGAAACAGCAGCAACAGACAGTTCCCGGATCCGGCGGGCTTCATCGATGGTTTTTGCATACACATCAATCTGGATATTGGTCATTGTCTCAGCACGACCGCACAGCACATCGCCGCCGGTATCATAAAGTGAAAAAACACACCACGGCGGCTGAATTTTGGGTTCATCCTGCGGAGCCACATACGGAAAAACCCTGCCCGGCAGCACAGGGTCAAGCAAAGAAAACAAATCAGATTCTTTCATCCGCTCAGCACCTTATCGATAGCCTGACTGAGTTTGCTCAGCGCCAGATCCGCTGCTTCATCCGCTTTACCGTCAAATGCCGGACGGATAAACGGTTGTGGTGCCATTTTGGATGTGCCGTTTTCCAGAAAACGCCAGTAAAACGCATTACGCGGATCATCCGCTTTCAGTGTGTTGTCGCTGTTGGTTCCGGCGTCATTGGTTCCCCGGATGTACACACCGGAGACAACCTCACCTTTATAACGGCTCCGCTGACCGCCGGTAACGATATTACGCACTAACCTGCCGGTTCTGCGGGGTGCACTCTGCCGGACCTCATCCCGCAGCATATCCGCTGCGGCTTTCGCAGCCTCCCGCAGCACACGGGTATTTTCAGCCCGGCTGAGTAATTCCAGATCATGGGACAGTTCAGCAAAACCGGACAAATCCAGCCTCATATCAGCCATCTTTCACCCCCTGTTTACACAGCAGTTCCAGCCGGGTAAATTTCACATCCGGGATCACAGCCTGAATATCGTAGACCTGACCGCGATATACCATCCGGCATGCAGGATTAATATCCGGCCGGTACCGCATCCATACGCGGACCGTTATTTCTGACATTTCCGCTCCGGCGGTCAGCAGTTCCCGGCCACTGACGGGTCTGACTTCCGCATTCACAGCCGGGCCAATATCAACCCATAACTTTTCTCTCTGGCCAGACGGGAGTATTATGATTTCAGCTCTCTGAAATACAACAATATGTCTCAGACGACCAGCCTGCATAATTTCATCCTTACGGCCTGCGCCGGTAATCTCTTAAATGGCGGTACAAAGAGTCCGGTAATGACTGCCCCTCCCGGTTTTCATACCAAAATCCGACCATCTGTTTTAATCTGAGCACTATATCCGCACTTAAAAACAAGGTATCAGGGTCGTCTTTATCAGGTTTTTCCGGGGTAAGCTTTCTGTTAGCGACCCGCTCAACTTCTGATATGGCAGCACTCAAAAATTGCAGTAAAAGATCATTATCATGGTCACCATCGATATAGCATTGCCTTTTCAGCTCTTCAATTGTCGGTAATGGCATGAAACCCTCCGGAAAAGCGGCATCTCTGCCGCCGTAATTAATCAGCCTCCTGCACCTGCAGCTTTCAGTAATTTCACAGCATTACTGTCCACCATCATGCTGCCGACACGCTTCGTGGTATAGAAATGCACAAACGGCTTGTTGGTGTACGGGTCGCGCAGCATACGGATGCCGATACGATCCAGGATGGTGTAGCAGCGTCTGAAGTTACCGAACGCCAGCGGAACAGCACCGGCAGCCATATCAGCAAACTGCTCATTTTCCGCAATACCATATCCCAGTAATGCAGACGGCTGACCCAATTGCAGGCCCGGCTGCCACAGGTAATTCCCCTGGGAATCCTTCAGTGTGCGCACTTTGAATAACGTATTGTTATTCATCATAAACTTAGCACCGTTACGGTATGGTTTTCGCAGGGTATAAATCAGTTTCATCACTTCATCAGCGGTCAGTTCGGTCGGTTTCTTCAGCAACAGGTGTTGCAATTTGCCCCAGTCACGCTCCTTATCCGCTTTATCATCACTGCCGTAGGCCAGCAATCCTTTGGGCTTTTTGCTGCCGTCTCCGCTGATGAATGCCGCTTCTTCCTGCGCTGCAAATTCAGTTGTCAGTTCACCGGTAATGAACTGCTCAACGTTGAAAAAGGAATCATCCAGCATGGTCTGAGTCGCCGCCGGATTGCCGTAAATTTCACCCCACACCGGTTCAATGGTACCGAGTTTTGACGTGCTGGTTTCCGGACGGGCATCAGTCTCACCAACCCAACCGCTGCCGGTACCTCCCATATTCACGAGGCGCTTGTAATTCGGCGTGCCGACTGAGACAACATTACATTCCTGACGCATAATGACTTCGTCACGCAGAGCAGAAATAATATTGCGATCCAGTTCTTCCGGCACGGCATAACCACCGTCAGGATCAGAACCAATCTGCATGGCTTTCTGTTCCAGTTCGGCCAGGCCGTCATCCTTACCTTTGCGGACAAACAGTTCGAATGCACTTTTGTGTTCAGCAACATCTTTGTTTGCCACACCACCTGCCGGGCGTTTCACGGCGGCCAGCTCAGCTTCCAGCGACGATTTCAGCTCGTCCAGTTCGGATAATTTGCCGTTCAGAGTTTCCACTGACTCGGCCAGTCTGCCTTTTTCTGATTCGATGGCATCAATACGTTTGTCATTTTTTGACTTAAATTCTTCAAATGACGCTTTCAGCTCTTTTGCCACTTCACTGATATCTTTATGATCAACAGCCATAACAGCCCCTTACTGATTAAAATTAATGGATTTAAGTGTTTCCAGTGCATCTTCCTCTGCGTCACGCAGAGAGAGAGCATGGTAGCCGTCGGCCATAAATGCCTTAGCCTGTGTCCGCGACAGTCCGGCATCACGCAGGACGCGCTCAATACTTTTTTGTGACGGGATGTCACCACGGGCAAATGCCGATTTAACATCACTGACCCGGGCTTCATCATTGGACGGGAAGGTCACCAGACTCACTTCCCACAGATCGATTTCTTTCAGGAGAAACGCCCCTTTACTCCGGTCGTACTCCCAGTCTTTCAGGATGTAGCCAATAGAAAGGCCGGATAATGATCCGGCCTTCAGATGTGCATGAGCCCGTTTTGACAGCGGGTCATCCTCGATAAGCAGCCGCCCTTTGACATACAGGCCGGTATCATCCTCCCGCATTTCGGTATACACACCGACCGGTTCGGAAATCTGGTGCTGCCAGAGCATGGCCGGAAGACCGCCCTTCTCCCGCCATTCATTCAGTGATGCCTGAAAAGCACCCGGCACAACAATATCGCTGTAGCTGTCCTTCACGCCGAAAACCGATCCGTATCCTTCAAACTCGCCGGTTTCAGTGACCGACTTTATTTTCAGCGGTATGTCCAGCCGCTGTTTAGTCATCATCGACATCCTGCTTTTCCTCTTTTTCCGGGCTGCTCTCAGGCTTTGTGGTCATGTTCATCGGTGTCAGCCAGATATCACCACCTTCACGCGGGTTGAGCTCTTCCAGTTCCCGGCATTCATTGGGTGAATAGATCCCCCAGTTAATACCGGTGGCATAAGCATCAAACCGTGATTTCATATCTCCGCGTAACAATGCCCCTGCGTTGAATTTCGCGTAAAAAACACCCTGTTTTGATGGTTTCACCAGTCCGGCATTGATACGTTGTTCTATTCGGGTCAGATAAGGCACCAGAGAATAATTGATAAAACCAATCCCGAGATTCTCAATGTTATTGAAGGTAGCCCGATCTGTGTTCTGAATCATATGCAGCGGCACACGGAAAATACGGCAGATTTCCTCCAGCTGGAATTTGCGGGTCTCAAGGAACTGTGCGTCTTCCGATGTCATGCTGATTTGCTGCCATTTCAGGCCCATCTCAAGGATCATGGGTTTATGTGCATTAGCCAGTCCCTGATGCCGGTTTTCAAAGTCGGTTTTCAGCCGCTCCCAGGCATCGTCTTTCAGGTACTGGTCAGTTTGCAGGACACCGCTGGTTACCGCGCCGTTCCCGAACAGACGTGAGCCGTGCTCCTCCGTTGCCAGCCCCAGCCCGACCGCCTGTTTTGCATACGCTATCGGACTGAGTCCGGTTAATCCGTCCAGGGTGAAAATCCGCACATGCCAGATATCATCCTGTGTCAGCGTGTCGTGCCTTCCGTCCGGAAAAGTAACCTGATATTCAGGTTCCCACTTACTGTTCAGTTTTGGAGTAACTGAAGACGGATCCAGCGGCAGCAGCTCCACCACCTCCCCCAGCGCTTTGACTTTGTAAGCATAAAAATTGCCGCGCAGACACAGGCAGGCGATCAGTAATTCCCAGAACTCCTGCGGTGTCATGTAATTATTGGGGTTTACAGATAAAAGCCGGTTAAGCCGTTCACGGACAGCCCGGCGGTTGCCTGTCTCCAGCTGTTCATACAGAGAACACGGCAGCATGCCGACTGACTCCGCCAGCACGCGAACACAGCTGAATACTGCGGTAAGCTGCATCGCCAGTTGCGGACTGACGCGACGGCCGGAATAGGTGTCATAGGTCAGACCGATCATTTCGCTGAGCTCTGACGAACTCATACCCGTATCGGATTTTCTGAATAAACCGGGAAAGAACATTATGATCCTCCGTTGTTATTCAGGCTTCCCGCTGATCTTGATACCAGATATGACCAGAGCAGGCATAAACCGCCGGCAGTGATAAACCCGGCAGCAGGCATCAGCAGCCAGGCACCGAACGCCAGCAGACAGGCACCCGCAACCCCCACCAGTAGGGCGGTAATAGTCAGTAATTTCATTGGATTTCCTCAGAGTGAACGTAAGCCCCTGGAAGATAAAACATCGGACAAACTTTGTTCCTGTTCCCCGCCGTTCACCATCTGGCGTGATTTGGCCGTAAACAGGGCAAACGGCCCGTCAATTTTGTTTTCCGGTGTCGATTTGTTCGGGAAAATGTTGTCATTTCTGTCCGGTTTTACCGTCACGTTAGACATCATCCAGGACATTACCGGGTTGTGGTCATGGTGAAATTTGCCGGAATATACATCGGCCTGAACGGTTTTCATCGATTCAGACAGGTTTTTCACCGTCTGCGCCACCTCCACCAGCGGAATACCTTCTTCCGCCAGGCGGCGGGAGAACTGAACGGCACTCCACGGGTCAAAACCGAGTTCACGTAAATCCTCACCTTCGCACCATGCCAGAATGTCGGCTTTGATGATGTCGTGATCGACAACCTCACCGTCCGTCAGTTCAAGATAACCGGCAGCTCCCCATTTCCGGTACAGGTCAGCGATATGCTTCGGTGCAGTCACCACTCTGTCCTCCGGCAGCCAGAATTTGCACTTCATATGCAGTTGTCCGCGCGGATCCTCATACACTTTAACGGCTGCGGTCACATCGATTTTGTTTGACAGATCCACACCAACCCAGACCGGGTAATTTTTCAGCTCATCATCCGGCGCATTTTCAGGGCAGCTGTCCCACTTACCGGTATCCATCCAGGCGGATTCGGCATTCACCCACATATTGAGGTGCTTGGTCAGGAAATTAGGCCGGGCCGCAATCTGCTCTTTTGCCTTTTTCGCCAGGCGGCGCATATCGTCAAAACGCTTACAGACACCCAGCCCCGGATTAGCTTTTATCCAGATGCTTTCATCGAACGGGTCATCATCCTCATCCGGTGTGTAAATTGCCGCGAAAAAGGTGTCATCCTCCACCACGCCCCGCAGCACCTTGATGGCGTAATCCCGCAGTTCGTAGCAGATGCCCTCGCGGTTAAACCCTGCCGTGGTAATCGCAAACAACAGGGATTGCAGACGGGCACCGGTCGCGGTTTCCAGCACATCCCACACATCACGGGTTTTGTGGGCATGAAGTTCGTCCACAATGCCGCAGTGAATATTCAGGCCGTCGAGGTTATTTGCGTCACTGGACAGCGGCTCAAACTTGGATGCAGACCGCTCCTGATAAATCGCCAGCTTATTAAATTCAAACAGGCGGCCGAGTGAGCTTTTGGCCTTTTTGACCATGTTTTTCGCATCTTCAAACACAATACGGGCCTGGTCACGGGTGGTGGCAGCCGAGTAAACCTCGGCGCCACCCTCACCGTCAGCGCCGGTCATGTACAGACCGATACCGGATGAGAGGGTGGATTTGGCGTTTTTACGCGCCACTTCGTTATAGGCCGTCCGGAACCGGCGAACCAGCACCGGGTCCCCGTCATCGTCGTACTGAGCCTCGCCGGTGAGTTCATCAACCAGCGGGATTACAAAACCAAAAATATTAATCAGAATAAAGGTATGCCACGGCATCAGCTCAATCGGCTTACCTGCCAACGCCCCTTTGACATGCGGGACGAACCGGTAAAAATCCAGAATATGCCGGGCGCGTTCCTCCATGAAATAAATACCGCGCTCAGGGCCGTATTCCAGATCATCAAGAAACCGCTGACACGCCAGGCGTATCAGTTCGCCCGTAACTATTTCTCCGGCAACCACCTGCTCGGCGTACCGGATCCCGTCTGCTACGGTTGCCATTCATCATTTTCTTTGTTTCAGAAATGCCTCGAAAGGATCTTCTTCGGCTGGTGTGTTACCGGATACCTTGGCCCGGGATGCCGGAGTGATACCAAACTCTGACATCATTTTGCAGATATTGTTAAATGCCCGGTCCCGCATAGCCACCTGCGGATGCGCCCGGATAATAATGTCACCCGTACTGGTCGTGGTCTGATAAGACTCCCCGACTTCAGCGATCACATCACGGTGATGTCGCCACTCGATGTATGCGCCGATCATTAATTCCAGTGCCATCCCGTCAAGTCTGGTAATTACGCCGATATCATTAAGTTCTTCGGCCATCCGCCTGAACCAGTATTTTTCCTGTTTAGAAAAATGCTTCGGAGTTGGGGGTACCCCTGACGGTGGTTTTGGTTCTTTTTTATTGATCGGGCGTTTTGATGGGTTACCCCTGACCAAACGCAGATGTGTCGGGGTTCTTGGTGGTCCTGACATAATAGATATCTCCTGTTAATACATGCTGGGGGAACCCCAAAAAAAGTTTTCTAACCTGCGGCGATGTGAAAAAAGGCAAGGCGGCGGTCCTCTGGCGGTAAGGCGGCAGGGATTTGTCCTCCCCCTCCCCTGTGTGCCGGAGTGATTCAGGTGCGGTTGCGTTCCGTTGCTGTCTTGCGGTAATGGCAGGGCCAACACAGGCTTTGCAGATTGCTTTCCGCATCGGTTCCCCCATGTGCTTTGGGAGTGATGTGGTCGACTGTCTTCGCCTCGGTTACCCGTCCTTCACGCAGGCACTGCTGGCACAAATGCTTATCACGGCTCAGAACCACCAGCCGCAGCCTGTCCCATTTGGTGCCGTAGCCACGTTCGTGTCGGCTCTTGCCCTGCTGATGGTTCTCCCACCCTGTATTGCGGTGTTCTTCGCAGTATCCGCTGCGGTCTGTGGTTGTCTTTGCGCAGCCTCGCTTGCGACAGGCGCGTGGTATACGTGGTGGCATAGATTTCCCCAATAAAAAACCCGCCGGAGCGGGTTATGTATTTGTTACGGTCTTTGCCAGGTAGCTCTGTGTTTTTTGCATTCCCGCATTACGGTGCTGATACTTCTCCCCGGCGGAGATTCCATTGCTACAGTCTGCTGGAATGACCCTCTCTTTGGCGGGTCAAGGTACTCAAATGTTAGCTCTCCGACTTTAGCCCACAGATAACACTCTATTCCGCCAACTGCTGACTTAATTTCCGCTGATACGATCGCTATTGTTACATCGCCACCGTGCTCCCCCATGATTTCATATTTCAAAAAATCATTGTCGCCATTGTCTATGTATATAGTTTTAAGCACATTATGCAGAATCATACAATTTCTCACCATTGTGGCATGTACCCCGATACTACATGATGGCGGCAGACTTTCATAAGTCTCCATTAACACCACCCGTAAACGACCGTTTGCAGAGTTTGATAAAATGGTTCGTTGCTCATATCTGAGCATAGGACATAAAAAATACCACCGGGCAGTCTATTGGAGTGTTACTGCATAGTTATGTGGTTGGTCAGCAGGATAAATCATTCGCATCCCTGATTTGCCGAAAGCCTGAATACAGCGAGCCTCGAAATCCTTATAGTCAAGCGTTGTTGATTAGTACGCGAGGTTGCCTGCATATTGAACATCGTAGTTAAAATAAACACTCTTCTTCAATTGCATTACATCACTGTTTTACAAGGATTTTTTATTTTTTAATCGCATTGAAATTACAGAAGTTCTGAGGGTATACTCAGTACGAAAATAACAATAACTATTTCCTGAATCTTCCATATGCGCCCCTTTATTCTGGGGCTTTTTTTTGCCTCTCCGCTTCTATCTCCCGTATTGCCCTCTTATCGTGATTACAGTTGGCAATGTATTTCATGGCATCAGCCAACAGCTCAACAGCACCACCGAACGTCAGATCATCCGGTATCTCTACCTGCTCACAATCAGCGGTCAGTTGTGGCGGAATCGGTATCACCGGTGCGGGTATTAATTCCGGTCGCGTATCTGCGCAGCTCGTTAACAGCATCAGCGGGAACAGGAACAGCAGCGCATTCACTGTCTTTGAAAACAGTTTTGATAACCGTCTTAACGTTGACATGCTCTGTACCCTCAGTCTGTTTGGCTTTGATGTTGCCGATTGCTGCGCGATCTCTGATGGCAACAGCTGAAAGCGTGGTGGTGTTTATCGCCTGCTGTGCTGATAACTGGCCTGATAGTGCTGTGTTACTCACTTTCAGCTGTTGGTTATCCCGGTAGGTGTCATATACCCACCAGGCGGCAACAATAAACAGCGCGGCAATTACCGCCTCTTTCCAGTTCATAGCACTTCACACTCATAATGGATCACTCCGTCCAGCGGGTTGTCAGGCAGCGGTTTACAGTGATTCGGGAGTGAATACAGATAACAAATCGACAGGAGAACGGTAGTCAGTAGGATGATAGCAATGATGATCAGCGTTAAAGGATTCCGTGGCATACGACCTCCTCTATCTCGCGGCGGGTCATCAACCCTTTCCACGGTTTACCCCCTGCGAAAACCCAGCGTTTCATTTCACCACAGGCTCCGGCTCTGTCACCAGCATTCAGTTTTCTGAGCAGAGTTGACCGGGAGAAAGCCCCGACACCCGTGTTGTATACAAACGAGTAGATCGCACCACGGGTATGAACTGGAATATCAACACGGATAAGACGATCAACACCTTTGGCGACAACAGCCAGGTCTTTATCTAACAGCGCATCGCATTCTGCCTGCGTGTAAATCTTATCCCGCTGAATATCCGGCCCTGTATGCCCTGCACACACCGTCCATACTCCGGCGATATCCTGATAAGGCTTATACCTCATACCTTCGAACGCCGGGATCAGAACCAGTGCAACAGCTATTGCCCCGCCACTCGCGACCGTTACCGCTTTCTTTGCCAGGCCTTTATTCATGATGTTCACCCGCTTTCAGCTGGAATTCCTTCCGTTTGTAATACCAGTTCACCAGGAACGTTCCGACAGTACAGATGATCCCGGCAACAATAGCCCACTGATCCAGAGATAAAATGCCAAAGGCAGAGGTTATAAGCCCCCAGGCGTATGCTGTAGGGCTGGAATATTTGTCAGACATGCGCATATCCACCCCCTGCGGAGTGTTCCGTATGTTGAGTGATAGGGTAATGCCGCAACCGGGTTATATGTTTTAAACAGGTTAAAGTGAGGTGGCTGCGGCATTATTCGGAATCCCACCAGCGGCGGGAAAGCAATAAGAAGAGCACTGTGACCGAATACGGATTAGGTAATGAGCCTGTCGTATTCCAACGCTCTTATTGTTGCTTGCAATAAAAAAGGCCGCACATGGCGACCTTTGTAATACGTTTTTTTAATTCACACAATAAATATCTGATAGATAAGTCGAGAAAAGATATGTTCACATGCTTAATCGTTTTTCAAACTTATCACAGATAAATACATATTTTCAGGCTATAATGATAAGGTAACAAAAACCTGAATTTATATGAAAATAATATCGTTTATTATTTATGCCGGTTATTCCCAAACCGGCTTTTTTTTGTGTCTGAAATGAGAGCCTGATTTAGCTCAGCCAGGCTGCTATGCGCTAATAGGACGATCGCTACTGATATTCAGCTGGAATAACCGAACGTGTGAACTATCCGGACATTCCGGAGAGTTAAATCCGTGAATTATCGTTACAAATTAGAGATATGAAAAAGCCCCACCGAAGTGAGGCTCATGATTCTTCAGTCAACACCATAAAAAATCACTTAAACCCATTCACCATTGCAAAAACAACTAAAAGCAGCAGTACGACAATAAAAAGGTTTTTAGTAAACATAAGAGCATAACTGAAAATAGTTTTTCTATTCACAGGTATTTCCTTAGGAAAATATTCCAGTTGGATACCACATTTATTTTAAGTAATAACCCGCACTTGCAAGATTTACTATTAATAGCAATGAGGTAAGGCGATACTGGTATTATAGCTCTTTCTCAAAAAACAGACTGCCTATTGTACCAGATAACAAAAAACCCCGACATTGCGAGGTTTAAAATAATTGACTATTTAATGCTTAGTTGGTTTCTGCTTTCATCACACTTTTGCAAAAAATACATCTTGCTCCATGCGGGTTACTTGATGAAATATCAAATTGTGATGTTCGGTATTGTGAACCGCTACAGCATGGGCATTTAAAATAGAAACTAATAATTATGTTGTCTTTAAAGCGCCACCACATTACCAGCGGCAGGACCTTTCATTCCATTTTCCATGGTAAATGATACCTCCTGACCTTCGATTAAAGATTTGAAGTTATCACTCTGAATTGCAGAGAAATGAACAAAAACATCCTTACTGCCATCTTTAGGAGTAATAAAGCCAAAACCTTTATCATCGTTAAACCATTTTACTGAACCAGTCATTGTATTAGACATAGAATTTCCTTTAATTTTTTTGATTGCCATAAGGCATATGCGGTTTGTTTTTTATTTTTACTTATGGGAATTAATTAGAAGGAATTCGCAATGAAGTGGTATCGAGGATAACGCTAAATGGTGAACGACTTTAAACTGACTAGCATAAATAGGCCTGTACTTCCAAACCAGTGAGATCATTAAGCCACAGATGTTCACATATAGCAAATTATATTATTTTACCCCTCAAATGTTACGTATCACCACACGTAAACCACAACTGATTTTAACAACTTATCTTATCTGTTTATTAACATAAAAAAACCCCGTAAAAACGGGGGTTTCAGTTCATAATCAATAAGACACAGAAATAACTCTGATCACAATAGCGTATTTTTTACGATCGTAAAGTATTAATTTTTAAATCATGTAATTTGTTCATAAATGTCCGCATACCTCCACGATGTGATGTACCGTCCATTTCCAGTTTTATATCTCCCATTATGAGCATTCCTTCCACCAGCCCTTCTGCCTTCTGGAGTTTTTTCCCTATGTGAGTGTCTGAGCACCCGTATTTCTTGGCCAACTGAATAAACGTCTTACCGAAAACATAGTAATCAAAAAGCAGATCATGCATATCGCTGTTGCGGATGTTTAGTTTTGCCATAATGCCGGATATCACCAGTGCATCATTATCAGTACATTGCTGACGACTCTTAACCTTTACGGGGATAAGCCCTTTAAACCCGGCGGCAATTGATGACCAGGTTACAGATTCCGGGTTATCCGCAACCCATGCCCCCCAGCGTTCTAATATCATCTGAATATTGCTCATCGTTTATCTCTCCGCACTCCGTACAGCGCATTAACCAAAAACGCCGATCCCGTATGACCGGTTCATAAATCTAAATAACAACTCCAGCTGACTGCCGTGTTTCCGCTCCCAGGCGTTCACATCCCGGTGTAACTCGTCATGGTGAATACGGCACAGCGGGATGGTGAAAATATCGTGCGCCTTTGTGCCGGTACCGCCGGTGCCGTGCCCGATGATGTGATGCGGGTCATCTGCCTGCTGACCACATACGCAACACGGCTGACTCTTCACCCATTGCAGGTACTTCGGACACTCCCAGCGCTTTAACTTCGGGATCCGCATAAAACTTGCTGGTGGCTCCGGCTCTATATCAGGAACAACGACCGGTTTTATCTGCTCTACGATGTCCTGAACAATCCGGCTGTGTGAGCGCGTCCGGTGAACAATGGAATGCTCCGTCATGGTGCCGGTTATCTCTTCTTCCGGTGACTGCATAAGAATGTAAGAACAGATAAAGGCCGGAAGATGCTCACTGACACGATGCATCACAGACCAGGTGAACAAATCGGAAGGATTCAGAATATGGCCGCCGAGCAACCGTAAATCGGTAAAGATATTGCGTGCCACAAATGCCCGCTGGTTGCGTAACAAAATTTTGTCCGCCTGCTGCTGGCAGCATTCCCCCTTCCTGAGAATATTGTCATGGTGCCAGCACGTCCGGATAAAACCGTCTTTGTGGCGGGTTATGGTCAGTTCATGGTGATGATACGGATCTGCTTCGTCATCAATCTGGCAATGATTTACTGATGAAACGTAATGACGAAATCCCTGTAAACCACCGACAGCTTTTACCACGGCGGGATTGTCCAGGAAACGCAGTACCCGTTCATCTGCCAGCAGCGGCTGTGCATCTGCCGGAACGCGGCCGGACGGAATGCCATCCATTGAACGGGGAGCCGCACTGACAACATAACGTGCACCGTTCCGGAAGTTGCAAATCTCAGCACCGGGATTAAACATCAGGATCCGGGTATCTTTCTGAACAAAGCCGGTTAACAGGTAATTCATCAGGCCACCGCCGGAATCATCATCAGTGCCAGCAGTTCCGCTGATTTGCTCTCAAAGAAATGCGGCTGCGTTTCCCTCGGGTTCGCCGGAGATGTGATATTTTTGCCGTACAGAAGCCCCTTTGATGTGACAGACCAGAACAGTTTTTGTGTTCCCTTCGAACCCGGACGGGCTTTCTGTTCGACAATCCCCAGCTCAGCAAGACGTTTATATGCTCTGGTCGCAGACAATGCGGCATTGTGATTTTTCAGCAGCGTAGTCAGAGAGGTTGTCGGTCTGCTGGAGCCATCCACCGCGCCCGCCGGTGCATCAATCGCATAGGAGGGAGCCAGATCCGGAAGACCAGCCATTTTTTGCAGTTTCTGATACCCGCCCAGTTTTGAGGAATTCGACAGATTCAGCGTTTTCGCCATAGACTCCAGCAGGATAGCACCTGCCTGTACCTTATCGGCCAGCTGTACCGCCTGCTGTGTTCCGGCCACCGCATCGAACGTGCGGATAACCTTCAGGTTGAACAGCGGGCTTATCCACATGGCATAGGCATAAACAACCTCACGGGCAACATATGTCCCCTGCTCCGTACCGCCGCGAATGGTGTTTACAGAGGCGATGCTCATATCTGAGCATCGGTCGATTTCTGAACACAATGCCTGTGTTGATTCCATCCGCATAAAGTTAGATGGCTTATGGCGCTCTTCACCCCCGGCGGCACGGTGTAAATCATTCAGGCAATAGCGACCGGCCATGTCCCGGCGCACATTAATACCGTCAACAATAATCAGATTGCTCATCGTTTATCTCTCCGCTAATTAAGCGCAGCCGTATACTGCGCCTCACATCGCCAGACCGTTTTTTCTTCTCAGTTCCAGCTGCTTTGCCGTGAAAACCGTAAATAACCGGTTATAGACGGATACAAATTCCCGTTCGGTGAGAGTGGCCCGGTTCTCTTCCGGTACCGGGTCCGTACAGCGGACCTTTTTTACTCCCCACCGACAGGCTGCCACCAGTTCCTCATATTCGCGGACTTTCTCCTGTGCATCCGGCAATATCCGGAAAGCCATCCGGTCATTCCCCCGCCACCGGGTCGGCGTGACAGCTTCAATCTTCGCTAAAACCCTGACAGCTGACTGGCTGATACTGCGTGATACGCCGTATTTCTCCATGATGTACCCAGAGGTGATTTCAGTTCCGGCCGGTTCCTCTGCCGCAATTCGGGTGTAAAGCATCATCACGCAGCCTCCCGTTCTTTTGCGGCCTGCTCTGTGGCCTGTTTCCAGTACCCGCGAAATGCTGCTCGTCCGGCAATTTCATTCATCCGCCCAATGTAGGATTTGTGTTTTGCGACCAGCTCCTGTACGCGGTTTTCTGGCTTCCAGCCGGAGGATGAGAACATTTTTCTGAAGACTTCATCGCACTCGGTGGTGTCGATGTTCTTTGAGTCCGCAGAGCGTTTAAATCCGGCGGCCGTATTCAGCCAGTATCTGAAACCGGAGTTCCAGCAGACATACTGCGTACCCTTGCTGGCGTGGTAATCGCTGAACTTCTGAAACTCGTCCTGAATGTCCAGACCGGCGGCTTTGGCCTGCTCAATGTGTTCTGGTGTCGGAGCAAAGTTTTCCGGCATCACGGTTTTGCTTTTGGCTTTTCCGCGAACAGGATTAATATTTTTATTATCTGGATCTATGATTGGATCATGACTGATTCCGGGTGCAGCTCCTGCACCACTACCGGAACCATTTGCACCACCCGGTGCATCTGCTGCACCAGTCCGGGAACCATTTGCACCACTCACCCCCGCAGGATTTACACCACAGGGTGCAGGAGATTCACCACTCACAGCGGTAGCATTCAGGCACAGATGATAAATATTTGACTGGTTCAGACCGTTGGCCGATTTTCGTGACTCAACACGAACCAGCCCCATTTTCACCAGGGCATTGATGTGGTTCTGCACTGAGCGTTCAGATATTTCACACTGCTCAGCAATGTACGGCACAGACGGCCATGATTCCCCCTGGTCGTTGGCATTGTCCGCCAGTTTGACCAGTACCAGTTTTCGCAGCGGGTTGCCTGTTTTTATCTGCAAAGCCCGTGCAGTTAAAATCATGCTCATGGTTTCACCTCATCCGGACAGCGTGCATACCGTTCCTGAAAGATTTTCAGCGGTTCAAAGCACGGGTGCTCATAACCATCACGCATGAAAATCACCCGGCTGTTTTCCCGGTCATACCGGATAACACGGACTTTCCGTCCCCGCTTATCGGTGTAATACCGGTTCAGATTGTCAGCTGTTTCTTCAGGCATCCTGACCTCCGCTGCGGTAATAAAACTGTGACCAGCTGACCTCCACCTTTTGCCGGTCTACCACTTCCGGTTTTTTCCGGTAGTTGTCGGCTGTGCCGCCACCCGGTATGCTTTCCACATAACGAAGTGGTTCACTGCCGGTAACAATGCATTTGAATTGCCTTTCCGGTATTGAATGAGTTAATCTGCTCATGCGTTTATCTCTTCACACAATTGATATGGCGCGATCGAAGCCGGGAGCCGTATACTCCCGGCTTCACCCTTTCTGAGTCCGGGTAAATAAAATAATCGTGGATTCAACCTCATCTGTTCTGGCCTGCATGTCTCTGTAGTGTGCAGTCCGTATTGCATCCGCTTCTCCTGTGGTGATTTCTCCGTCCTCAATAGCCTTACTGATGCACAAATCCACTGCACCTCGCATAACGGATGCCCTGACGCTCTTTTCGTATAAGTCAGTACGGCCGATTTCACTTTTTTTCGGGCTGTCCACCAGCAGCATTCCGGACTCAGCCGCAACATATTCGGCATACAGCACAGTTCCGGAGACTTCCTGCATCACCATCAGGTCATGGTGATCAAAGAACCGGCAGCCGTTTTTCTCATAAAACCGGTTATTGAATGACGTCAGGGACAAGCCAAGGGAACCGGCCATTGCATCACGTCCGCCGGGGACCAGACTGCACATCTCTCTTACAACTTCTTTCAGGGATTGGTTTTTCATTGCCTACTCACTTTCAGTATGAGTTGTAGTTAACCGTGCTTTTCCGTGCTGCTATGCTGATAAAGTGCAGGGTTGTACTTAAGTCCTCCATTTGTAATTCGCTCAATAATTAACGCTTGTTTTTCGGGAATAGTTTTCTTCCAGCGGCAAACTGCCGGATGACTGATATTAAGAGCTGCGGCTGTTTTTTTTACTCCGCCGAAAAAATGAAGAACATCTCTCTTCAACATTTGTACGACTCCTCAGACCTTTGAATACAAGAAAGGTAACAAAAGGTACAATTATATGCAAACACATTTCACATCATTGTGATGTAACATTGGTTACATGAAAACGGAAATGAACGAACGCATCAAAGCTCGTCGTACGCAACTCAATATGACGCAACAATCCTTGGCAAAAATGCTCGGGGTCTCACGCGTATCCGTTACAAAATGGGAGACAGGTGTCACAAAACCAGATGGTGAAAACCTTCACATGCTGGCTAAATCACTGGATGTCTCTCCTGAATGGTTACTATTTGGCGGAAATGAACCACTTTCGACTGAACTGGTATCTGCAAGAAAAACCATTGCTGTCAAACAAATCCCTGTTATATCTGCCGTACAAGCCGGTGACTGGACATCAACATACGCATCAGCAACTATTGATGATGTACTTCGCTGGGTTAACACAACCGCCCGGGTATCTGAAAGTGCGTTTGGCCTTGATGTTAAGGGTGATTCAATGACAAACCCAAATGGGGCACCAACAATCCCTGAAGGCTCAACAGTCATTGTTGAAACACAATTTGGAAGTATAGAAGATCTATATGGAAAAATTGTTGTTGCAATACTCGATGGCACATCAGATGCCACAATCAAAAAACTAGTCTGGGATGCTCCCTATACCTACCTGATTCCGCTGAACCCCAATTTCAAACCGATAGTAGTCAATGGTAACTGTCGAATCATTGGCAGGGTTATTCAGGTTATTCAAAACATCTGATTTATCCCTCCCTCATTTGCCTTATCTATGCAGCAATGTAACTTTTTTTACACTAACTATTGACCGTAAATGTAACTTAAGGTACTTTTTATTTCATGTAAGAGGTACCATTTTTTACATGAGGCCAATATGAACCAAGAACCAATCATCACCACCAACAACATGTCAGCAGACGAAGTTGCGGCGTGGATCACTGAAAAAGCCCGGGCGCTTCAAAAACTGCAATCACTCCGTGCTGAACGCCAAAGAGAGATCCGTGACCACGAGCGCACTATGGCCCGCCTCGATGAAGACATCGCCAGATGGGAAGACTTCTGTGCTTTAACAGTACAACCGCAGTAACGGCTGCGTATCTGAATAACTGTGTGAAGAGTAAGGCGACAAAATAATAACGGTGTAATCCCTTGTTCGCGGCTGTGCAGCTCTGAACCTTAAAACGGAGGAGCGATGATAATGTCCGTCTGCCAGCCGCAATTTTTTAAATCGCCAATAACAAATTCTATTGAGGAGACAGACGCAATGGACTTTAGTCAGTTGCCAAGAAATATTCAGGAAATCGCTGTCGATTTTTTGGAGGAAATAAGTCCGGATGATAAAGAGCCATCCCTGAAAGTCATCACATTGATAAGAAATGGATTTACAGACATGTATCAGGCAATTGCATCTGAAAATGCTCAGTAAACCATACTGTCAATAACCAGAAATTAAATACATTACAGCCGGTTAAAAAATTATTTTATTCCGTTTATCCGGCGGAATTATTGCTGCCCCGCACCGGGAAAAAATAAATTAATACGATATAAAATCATTATCACTGATAAGGAACTGTCTATGTCAAAACAGGATAACCCAAGTGTTAAGATTAATATTACTGTGACCTTAAATGAAGCACCCTGCATTAATGTTGAGGTAAGTAAGGAATTCAACATACCTGAAAATTCACCTTATATAGCCTCTTTTTTAGAAAAAATCGGTGAACATATTGCCAGCGAAGGGACGACTACAGAGGCTATAAAAAAAGCAATAAAAGACACCATTAAAAAAAGAAATATTCACTGAAGCTACGCTCTTCTTATATCTGAACAGTCTTAATCGTATACGGTGATGTGCAGAGTGTGACTATGAAAATGTTAACTTTGGATGAATGGGCAGAAGACCGGTACAGGAGCCGCCCGCCTAAACTGGGAACATTACAGCGGTACGCCCGATGTGGTCTGTTTTTCCCACCGGCACAGAAAGAAGGTGGTATTTGGCGCGTGAGAGAAGATGCCGAACTTGTCGGTAATTTAATCTCACCGGTGATCAGCAAAAGTGACAATCCCAGGCTGCAAAGGATTTTGACTGATGGCTGCCAGACCCCGTAAAAATAATATCAATATCCCCAACCTGTACCCGTTTTTCAGCAGGAAAACCAGCAAGGTCTACTGGCGCTACAGACATCCTGTAACCGGGAAATTCCATTATCTCGGTGACAACGAGGAAGAGGCCAAAATAATTGCGGTTGAGGCTAATCTGCGACTGGCTGAACAGCGGAGCCGCCAGGTAATGGCGATAAGTGATCGGATGGCGAAAATAAAATGCAAAGAAATCACGGTTAATACCTGGCTGGATCGGTACCAAAAAATCCAGGCGGAACGTCTGGCAGACGGTGAAATAAAACAGAATACCTTTAAGCAAAAACAGAAACCTGTAGCACTGATGCGTCATGCGTTGTCACAAAAACCATTACCGGCAGTCGATGCCCGCGATATTGCCGATATTCTGGAGCAATATAAGGCCAGTGGTCAGCACCGGATGGCTCAGGTTGTTCGTTCTGTATTAATCGATGTATTCAAAGAGGCGCAGCATGCCGGTGAAGTTCCGCCGGGATATAACCCTGCTCTCGCAACAAAACAGCCACGGCGAAAGGTCACCCGGCAACGACTTAGTCTGGAAGAATGGCAGAAAATTTATGATATCGCCTGTAAGGACCATAAATATCTCGGAAACGCCATGTTGTTGGCTGTAGTTACCGGACAACGCCTCGGAGATATTTCAGAAATGAAATTCCGTGATATATGGGATGACCATCTGCATGTCATCCAGCAAAAAACCGGAACACGGCTTGCTATCCCCCTATCCCTCCGGTGTCAGGCACTCAATATCAGCCTGCGGGATGTGATTGCCGGATGCCGTGATCTGTATGTCAGCAAATATTTAGTCCACTACACACGAAACACATCACAGTCACAGCCCGGCGGACAGGTAACCGCAAATACCCTGACCACCAATTTTAAAAAAGCCAGAGATAAAACCGATATCGATTGGGGAAAAGGAACACCGGCAACATTTCATGAAATGCGGTCATTGTCAGAGCGTTTATACCGGGAACAAGGCATTAATACCAAAAACCTGCTGGGCCATAAAAATCAACAGCAAACCGATAAATATCATGATGATCGTGGCAAAGATTGGATAAGAGTGTTGATATAA